GGCCCCCCGGCCCCAAATCGTGTGGCTCCTCGGAAAAGCTCCGGAGGCATATTTTGGAGGCTGTGAGTAGGTACTGATGGCAAAAGACATATTTTGAAACATCCTCCTTTCAATCTATATCTGGTCTATCAAGGCTGTTGTGATCCTCTTAGCTTTTTAACCTCCTTTAAAGCGAATAAATCTTCAACAAAAGCCCATCAGTACCTACTCAAAGCCTCCAAAAACTTGACAGAAAGGAGATCATATTTCATGAAGAGTACATCAAAAGGTGCATCTAACTCAGAGCGTAAGTCTCCACCAGCTAAAACTCCTGAAGCAAGAGAGAACCAAATGATTGCTCTTGCTGTAGATTTGGCTGAGAAACAGCTGAGGGAAGGCAAAGCTAGCAGCCAAGTTATTACACATTTTTTGAAACTAGCCACAACTAAGGAGCAGATCGAGAAAGAGATCTTAGAAAGGCAGAAGGATCTCATTACAGCAAAGACAGAAGCCCTCAAATCAGCAAAGCGAGTCGAGGAATTGTACATGGAAGCGTTGGAAGCTATGAGATCATATTCTGGAGCTAGAGAATCTGATGAATAGATCCTATTCCGAGCTATCAAAGCTCCAAACCTTTGAAGAGCGGTTCCAGTACTTAAGGCTTTATGGAGTTTTAGGAACTTCTACCTTTGGGTTTGATCGACACCTAAACCAATCTTTCTACCAATCCAAAGAATGGAAGAGAGTAAGAGATGCAGTGATTGTTCGGGACAATGCTTGCGATTTAGGAATTCCTGGAAGAGAGATCTTCTCGGGAATTAGGATACACCATATGAACCCAATCACGGTTGATGACCTAGAATTGGGATCAGACATTGTTCTAGATCCAGAGTTTCTAATCTGTACTTCACTCAATACTCACAACGCTATTCACTTTGGTGACAGTAGCAGCTTAGACCAGCTTCCAAAAGAAAGGACGAAAGGAGATACAACATTATGGTGAGCATTCTGGATTCCACTAAGAAGCTTCTTGGTATTGAATTGGACGATACAAGCTTTGATGCTGAGATCGTACTTGACATCAACTCAGTGTTCACAATTTTGAACCAGCTAGGAGTAGGGCCAACTGCTGGATTTTTCATCTCGGATCGCAATGCTACCTGGCCAGAATTCATTGGAGACAGAACTGACATAGAGCTGATTAAGACTTACACATATTTGAAAGTCCGCTTAATGTTCGATCTTCCAACGAATTCTTTCTTAGTTAGTTCGATCGAAAAACAATGCTCTGAGATGGAATGGAGATTGAACATTCAAGTCGATACAGAAGGAACTTCCAGTGATGATGCTTGTTGTGACAACGAGCACATTGGATTCTACTAAGAGAAAGGACTAGTCTATGATCTATACGCCCTATGAAGAAGACACTGCGTCATATTTGCAGCATCATGGAATCCTAGGCCAGAAGTGGGGAGTTCGCCGTTTTCAAACAGAAAGTGGAAGACTGACTGCTGCTGGAAGAGCTAGATTAGAGCAGACGGCCAAATCTGCTTCGAAGAAAGCAGAAGCTGTAGTTTATGACATAGGTGCCAAGGTCAATCCTAGAGAACTTAAGTACACGGTTAGAAAGCTTGTTAACAATCCTAACGCTGATGCTAAATACATTGCTGAAACTACTCAAAAACTCTCAAAAGAAACAGGAGTTCTCCCAACCAATGCGAAGGCCATAAAGGCCATTGAAACTATGGGAATTGAAAAGCACAAAGAAGCTACATATGACAATCTAGATGAAACCGACATCAATCGCCTTAAGAAGTATACAAACTCTGCTCGCTACTCTAGGGGCATCAATGGCTATTTGGCCATTGGAGAACCTGCCGAGTATGCTGCTCAAGCTAAAGCTCTTAAAGAAACTTTAAGCAAGAATACCGTGGACAATACTACTGTCTATCGAAGCTGCAACATTAAGTTCTCAGTTGACGGAATAGCGAAGAAGCTCGACACTTACAGCGAAGAGGAACTTGCTTCAATGTTTGGCGATATGTCAAAGAACTTTGCTGGCAAGTCAAGGTCTGAAAACCGAGTTTGGTCTACATCCACTTCTCCTAACTTTGCTATAGATACTTGGAGAGCGGTTAACCCAACAGCTGCCAAGACTTATAACACATATTTTATCATCAATTGCAAGAATACTCCTGGAATTCTTGCTGATGGAACTAGCAATGGAAAGGGCATTGTTAATACTAGAAGCAACCAGGAAGGCATACTTGCCCCAAACAAGATTACTTATAGAAAACTCGAGTATGATTCAGAACGAGACATGTATGCTATAACAATCGATGCTGAATAGAAAGGAAGCATATTTATGGTTGATAAAGATTACCAAGACTTCATTGAACGAATGGGAAGTTTTGAAGATGTCTTCGAGTTAGATGGGCCTGGAAAAGAAGACGAGAAAGCTGGCGTTGTAAAACATGGTGATCTTCCAACAGGTGAACCATATTTTGAACCAGAGCCAGATAAGTCAAAGTCCATTTCGCAGATGACTATGAAAGAACTTCTTGCACTTAATAGACGGCTTCAGCTAGAGCGGGAAACAGAAGGAATCATATTTGACATGAAGCGAAACTCTGGAGAATGGAGAAACATCTATGAAGATTCCACATTGCCTATTGTGGACACTCAAACTCCTATAGACCAAATGTACCATCACGGCATTCTTGGAATGAAATGGGGAGTAAGAAGGTACCAGAACAAAGATGGCTCATTGACTGCTGCTGGTCAGAAGCATCAGGCTCAACTTGAGAAAAAGTCTAGTGCTGAAACTATTCATGAACCCATGAAAAAGGGTGCTAAGTCAATGTCTAATGAGGAACTAGCAGATATGATCACTCGTTTGAATTTAGAAAGAACCTATCAAACACTTACTCCTTCTGTATTGACAAGAACTAATGACGTTCTTCAAAGTGCTCTTGCTGTCGGAACAACTCTTGCTGGGGCATACAATTTGTATAAGTCTCCAGCTGGGCAAGCAGCTAAGGCCGCAATAGAAACAGGAATATCTGCTGCCAAAATGGGAGCTCAAGTGGGAATATTAACCGCTAAGTTAGCTATGATCTAATACTATTTAAGAAAGGATAATTTTATGGGTTTGTATAGTTCGTACTTTACTGAGGAAGATGAACAAACTTATTTGGAGCATCATGGAATTCTTGGAATGAAATGGGGAGTAAGAAGGTATCAGAATGCCGATGGTTCCTTGACAGCTAAGGGTTTGCAGAGGCAAAGAAAACGGGAAAGAAAATTTACTCCATTAGTTGTCGATAAGAATGGCGCTGGAGGTACTGCTACTAAACAACAGATCAAGGAAGCCCGTAAAGCATTTAAGAATGGAACAGAGGATTCAGTTACAGATCCAAAGGTTAAAGAGATTATAGCAGAACATGATAAGCTGCTGGAGCAAATGGCAGCCCAGCGGGAAGAATACGAAAGAAAGTCATCAACAGCTGCTTCAGATGATTACATAAAAACAGCGTCTAAGGGTTCTTCTGAAAAAACTGTATCAGTTCTGCAACAGAAAAGTAAGGAATGGAATTTCTCAGAAGCAGATATTGATGATATGATTGCTGATTATGGAAGTCCAGAAGAAGTGGTTAAATTCATAAAAGAGATTGAACTCCTCATTAAATAGTTATGGCTTTATCCAATACCGCTGTTCCTAGGTACTATGGGCAATTCAGGGAAGCAGTCGTAAAGGGCCAGATTCCAGTTTGCCGAGAAGTTGCTTTAGAGATGAACCGTATAGATGATCTAATAGCTAATCCAGGCATCTACTATGATTCAGATGCAGTGGAAGGCTTTATTCAATATTGTGAAGCTGAATTAACCAAAACGGATGGAACAGCATTAAACCTTCTTGACACATTCAAGCTTTGGGCTGAGCAGATCTTTGGCTGGTACTATTACATAGAGAGATCTGTGTATACTCCAAACAAAGATGATGGTGGAGGCCATTATGAGACCAAGATGATCAAGAAGCGATTGATCAACAAACAATACTTAATTGTAGCTCGTGGTGCAGCCAAATCTATGTACGCTTCTTGTATTCAAAACTACTTTCTAAATGTTGACACGGAGACAACGCATCAGATAGCTACCGCTCCAACCATGAAGCAAGCAGAAGAAGTCATGTCTCCAATTCGAACTTCTATTACTCGAGCTCGAGGGCCACTATTCAAGTTTCTTACTGAGGGTTCTTTGCAGAACACGACTGGAAGCAGAGCCGATCGAGTCAAACTGGCTTCGACTAAGAAAGGAATTGAGAACTTCTTAACAGGCTCCTTGCTTGAAGTGCGCCCAATGTCTATTGACAAGCTCCAAGGCCTTCGCACCAAGATTGCAACTGTTGATGAGTGGCTCTCTGGAGACATTCGTGAAGACGTAGTTGGAGCAATCGAGCAAGGAGCTTCCAAACTTGAAGACTATTTGATCGTGGCTGTCAGCTCTGAGGGAACTGTTCGCAACAGCAGTGGCGATACAATCAAAATGGAACTAATGTCTATTCTTCGAGGCGAGTACATCAATCCACATGTTTCCATTTGGTACTACAGATTGGATGATGTATCTGAAGTATCTAATCCAGACACCTGGCTTAAGGCTAATCCTAACCTCGGCAAGACTGTTACTTATGAAACCTATCAGTTAGATGTTGAACGAGCTGAGAAAGCTCCATCAACTCGGAATGACATCCTAGCCAAACGGTTCGGAATTCCAATGGAAGGATACACTTACTTCTTCACTTACGAAGAAACCATAGTTCATCGCAAAAGAGACTTCTGGTCTATGCCATGCTCTATGGGAGCGGATCTTTCTCAAGGTGATGACTTCTGTGCTTTCACTTTCTTGTTCCCATTGGCCAATGGATCCTTTGGAGTTAAGACTCGCTGTTACATCTCGAGCCATACACTCATGCTATTGCCAGGAGCCATGAGATTCAAGTATGAAGAGTTCATCAAGGAAGGTTCCCTAATGGTACTTGAAGGAACAATCATCGACATGATGGATGTCTACGATGATCTAGATAGGTACATTCAAGATTGCCAATACGATGTTCGATGTTTTGGATTCGATCCCTATAATGCCAAAGAATTCGTTAATCGATGGACTAGCGAGAACTCTGCTTTTGGGGTTGAGAAAGTAATTCAAGGATCTAAAACAGAGTCTGTTCCACTTGGTGAGATTAAGAAATTAGCAGAAGACCGACTGCTTTTATTTGATGAAGAGCTATTCTCATTTGCTATGGGAAACTGCATCACAATGCAGGATACTAATGGCAATAGAAAGCTTCTTAAAAAGAGAGCTGATAAAAAGATAGACAGTGTGGCAGCTCTTATGGATGCTTTGGTAGCCTATAAGCTAAACAAGGATTCATTTGAGTAGTTCGCATATTTTACATGCCTTTTAATGAGGAGGCATGTTTAATGAACATATTTACAAACAAGAAAGTTAAGGAGATCAAAGCTCTAATTCAAGCAATGGATGAAATCCATACGAAGATATTTCTGTTAGCATCTCGCGTGGAACCAATGAGAGTAGTGGCAAAAGGTGAAGACCTAGATCAAACGGTTGACATCAATTTCAGTGCTACATTGGAGATCACGAGATTAACTAAAAAGCTTCGATGGGTGAAGCATAGATTGACTGAATTAGGAGTCTATTGACTCCTTTTCTTTTTTGAGTACGGAGGTATATATATGCATGATTATTAATGAGTTTGCTCATCATGGAATTCTTGGCCAGAAGTGGGGAGTCAGAAGGTATCAGAATCCTGATGGCTCTTTAACCCCAAAAGGCCAAGCTAGAAGAGATGCAAGAGACAATAAATGGGCTGAGACCAAGGGTGAGAAGATTAAAGCCAAAACAGAGAAAGCAGTATCAAAGGACATGAAGAAGTTCGTCAACAAAGAATTCAATGCTGCTTTCAAGACTAATGGGAAACTAACATCTGCCTCCATACTCGAGTATAACAACAAACTTGCTTCGTTGATGAATGAGAAAGTTGGAGATGTTCAAGCCCCTTCTGGAAGGCTTTTAAAGTTTGTGGCTAAGCGTGGAGAAATTGGAGTGCATACTGCTTTGGCTGATGCTGGCTATGATCTTAATCAGCTTAACAGAGGCGTATTTGGTTCTGGCAAAGTGGCCTATAAGAACGAGAATCTTATTGAAAGAGGATGAGCTATGGCAGATACTTTAGCTTCACGCCTGAAACATGCTTGGAATGTTTTCCGAGCACGTGATGAAACGGATAATTACACATACCAAGATTTAGGGATGTACTCTAGTTACAACCCAACTCGTCCTAGAGTTCTAACTGGAAACGAACGATCCATTATTACAGCAGTTTACAATCGAATCTCCATGGATGTTGCAGCTTATGACATTCAGCATGTAAGAGTCGATGAGAATGGGCGATATTTGGAAACAATCAACAGCGGGCTTAACAATTGCTTTTCTTTAGAAGCCAATAAAGACCAAACAGGAAGAGCTTTTGTTCAAGACATTGTTATGAGTTTGTTTGACGAAGGATCAGTTGCTCTTGTTCCAACTGACACAACTATTTCACCATTAGTTACTGGATCTTATGAGATAAATACCATGAGAACTGGAAAGATTGTGGAATGGTATCCTAACCAGGTTCGTGTTGAGTTGTACAATGACACCACTGGACTCAGAGAACGTATAATGATGCCTAAATCTGTTGTTGCCATTGTCGAGAATCCTCTATATTCTGTTATGAATGAACCCAATAGTACTTTGAAAAGGCTCATTCGAAAACTGAATCTTTTAGATGCTATTGATGAAGCAAGTGGAAGTGGAAAACTTGATTTGATCATTCAATTGCCTTATGTCATTAAGTCTGAAGCTAGACAGATGCAAGCTGAAGCAAGACGAAAGGCAATAGAGGATCAATTGCTTAATGGAAAGTATGGCATTGCTTATACTGATGGAACAGAACATATTACACAGCTTAACAGGCCTGTGGAAAACAATCTGTTAACTCAGATCACATATTTGACCAACATGCTTTACAGCCAACTTGGCGTAAGTGAGGAAGTCTTCACTGGCAAAGCAGACGAACGAGCAATGGCTAATTACTATAATAGAACAGTCGAGCCAATAGTTACAGCAATTATTGAGGAGATGAAACGAAAGTTCTTAACCAAGACTGCTCGATCTCAAGGACAGACGATAATGGGATTCCGTGATGTCTTTAGGCTTGTTCCTGCAAATGAAATGGCCGAAATGGCTGACAGCTTTACTAGGAATGAGATCCTTACTTCCAATGAAGTGAGGTCTATCTTAGGATTAAAGCCATCTAATGAACCACAGGCTGATGAATTAAGAAACAAGAACATGCCAATACAGGAATCTGGAAATGCTTCTCCAAAATCTGAATCTGAACCAGAACCTGAGGAAGAAGAGGAAGAGGAAGAAGAGGAAGATAAGAAAGAAGTAGATCCGATTAAAAAGAAATTGAACAGCTTATTAAAGTAGGAGGTTAGAATGAATGCCTAAGAACATTAAGTATGACTTTAGTGGCTATGCTACCAAAGTTGGCCTTAAATGCACTGATGGGCGAACTATACTTCAGAATGCATTTCAAGATAGTGATGGGCAAACTGTTCCTCTAGTTTGGCAGCATTTGCACAATGAGCCTAGCAATATTTTAGGCCATGCATTGCTAGAGAACCGAAAAGATGGTGTCTATGCATATTGCAGTCTTAACAACTCAGTTAATGCACAAGATGCTAAAGAGGCTATTGCTCATGGTGACATTAAAGCTCTCTCTATTTACGCGAATTCGCTTGTAGAGAAAGGAAAAGATGTTGTTCATGGCGCAATTAGGGAAGTCAGTTTGGTTATAGCTGGAGCTAATCCAGAAGCGTACATTGACAATCTTGCATTTCAGCATGCAGATGGATCTGTTGTTGAAGATGACACAGAAGCAATCATCAGTGCATATTCTGATCTTGATCTAATCGGTATTCATCATGCTGATGAAGAAGAGGAAGATGAGGAAGATGAGGAA